CAGTTGAAATGTTAGCAACTGGAACTATTGGTGTAGCGGCAGCGGGAGACGTTTTATTAGGTTCACTTAACGGTGTATTCTATACTGACGCTTCTACAAGCAAACCTACATGGGCTAATCACCTAGAAGCTTCTAACACTGCAACAGACATTGTTGGATTCGTAGCTGATGACCCTTATGAAAGGTTTGAAATACAATCAAATAACGCGGGTGCTTCTGCACAAACTGACGTTGGAAACTGTGCTGACATTGCTTACGCAGCAGGTGCAACTCCAAACTACATTTCAAAAGTAGAATTGGATGATTCATCTCTTGCAGCAACTACAGCTCAATTGAAAATTGTTGGTGTGTCTAAAGATCCTGATAACTCTGACATTGGCGCAGCTAATGTTAACTGGGTTGTTACGATCAATGAGCACTTCTTAAAACAAACAGCCGGAATCTAATAGAGGAGAATAATTATGGCGATAAGTAGAGGACAACTAGTTAAAGAACTAGAGCCAGGTTTGAATGCTTTATTCGGTCTGGAATATAAAAGGTATGAAAATCAGCATGCTGAAATTTTCGATACAGAAAACAGTGACAGAGCTTTTGAAGAAGAAGTAATGTTATCTGGTTTCGCGCAAGCTCAAGTTAAACCAGAAGGATCTGGCGTAACTTTTGATAACGCACAAGAAACTTTCACAAGCAGATATACGCACGAGACTATTGCTCTTGCATTCTCAATCACTGAAGAAGCGATTGAAGATAACTTGTATGACAGATTAGCGTCTAGATATACAAAAGCATTAGCAAGATCTATGGCGAATACCAAACAAGTAAAAGCAGCTAACGTATTGAACAACGCGTTCAATTCAAGTTTTGCTGGTGGTGATGGTAAGGAGCTTTGTGCTACTGACCACCCAACAATTGCTGGTACTTTCTCAAATGAGTTAGCAACACCTGCTGACTTAAACGAGACATCATTAGAGCAGTCTTTAATTGACATTGCTGCTTTCACTGATGAAAGAGGCTTAAAAATTGCAGCTAGAGGAATGAAAATGATCATCCCTTCTGAGTTACAATTCACAGCTGAAAGACTGATGAAGTCTGCTGGTAAAGTTGGTTCACCTAACAACGATGTAAACGCAATCGCGTCTATGGGAATGATTCCACAAGGTTATGTGGTTAACAATTTCTTAACAGACACAGATGCGTTCTTCATTAAAACTGACGTGCCAAATGGTATGAAAATGTTTGTTAGATCACCAATCAAAACTGCTATGGAAGGCGACTTCGATACAGGAAACGTAAGATACAAAGCTAGAGAGAGATACTCTTTTGGTTTCTCTGACCCTAGAGGTATCTTCGGATCACCAGGTGCTTAATACTTAATAGTATTAATTTTGAGAGGGCCCTTTACGGGCCCTTTCTTTTTTGATAGAAAGGATAAATGAAAAAGAAATACTTAGTTAAAATTTTTACAAAACATCTTCAAACAAAGTTTGAAATCGAAAGTGATAAAGAGATAAATAACACTGATGAGCTTAGTAAACCAATCATTGACTTTATAGGAAAATCTGATATACAATGGGAACAAAATGATCTGCAATACAATAGTACTGCAAATGGTTTTTATATAACCTATGAGGAGGTTACAAATGGCTCAGGACAACATGGTACTGTTCGCGAAGAAACTGAAACTCGAGTCTAGATGGAATGAGTTGTTTCTTGAAAATAGAGGACAGATAACACCTGAAATGTCTGTTCTTGGTGATGAGATCAAAACAGTTATTCGATCAATCATTAGGCAACAGGAAGAGCAAGTCCGAACCAATCCGTTAGATGGTGAAATTCATCTCTACGCTGGTTAATTAGGACTAATACATCGTTGAAATCTATATTTCTTCTTAGGGATTTCTTGCACTTTTCTATAAATTGATATATAAATTTTGAAATCTTAAGATTAATAAGGAGATATATCTATGAAATCAGATGTAAAAGCAGTTAGAGTTACCGGAACAGGTTCTGTATTTGGTGGAAGAACAAGATTAAGAGGAATTATTCTTGCTAATGCTACAGCAGGCGCTGGTACAATAACTTTACAAGATGGAAACTCTGTAACTCAATTTGTTGGAGATTGTCCAGCAGGAGATGTTTTTGCTTTCAATATTCCTGAAGATGGAATTTTATTTGAAGGTGGAATGACAGTTTCTGCAATAACAGGTTTGACAGCGGCTACAATATTATTAGACAAGTAGGAGGCTAAATGGCTAATACTACTTCTGGAACAGCAATATTTGATAAAAATTTTTCTATTGATGAAATAATAGAAGAAGCATATGAACGAATAGGTATGCAAGGTGTATCTGGTAATCAGTTACGAACTGCAAGACGTTCTTTAAATATTATGTTTCAAGAATGGGGAAACAGAGGTCTTCATTATTGGGAAGTTGCAAATAATTCAATTACATTAGTTGATGGTCAAGCTACATATACAATGTATCGATCGACAAGTGATGGAACTTCTGATGCCACAGCAGTGTATGGTGTTGATGATGTTTTAGAAGCTGTTTATAGAAATTCTTCAAACGTAGATACCTCTTTAACTAAAATCTCAAGATCAGATTATCAAGCGTTGTCTGGAAAAACAAATGAAGGACAACCTACACAATATTTTGTACAAAGATTTATTGATAGAATAACTATCACATTATATTTAACTCCAGGATCAACTGAAGCAGGAAACTTTATTAATTACTATTATGTAAAAAGAATACAAGATGTTGGAGATTATACAAATGCAGCGGATGTTCCTTACAGATTTGCTCCTTGTATGTCTTCAGGATTAGCTTATTACTTATCACAAAAATTTGCTCCACAAAGAACTCAAGAATTAAAATTATTATATGAAGATGAACTTCAAAGAGCGCTACAAGAAGACGGCTCTTCTAGCAGCTCGTACATAAGTCCGAAGGTATATTATCCAAGTGTCTAATAATGCTTCAGGAAAATATGCAAAATTTATTTCAGACCGTTCTGGTATGGAATTTCCATACAAAGAAATGGTTAAAGAATGGAATGGATCAAGAGTACATATTTCAGAATTTGAACCCAAACAACCACAATTAGAACCAAAACCACACACAGCTGATCCACAAGGTTTAAAAATTGTAAGACCTGATAGAACAGAACCTCAAACAGACCCATTACTACCATCTAACCCTTTTATTATTACATCAGAGAGTTCTACAATTAATGTTTTTGAACCAAATCATGGAAGAAGTACATCAGATATTGTAGTATTTAGAAATGTAGATGGAAGTCCGGGAGGAATAGCTTATTCAGTGTTTGAAAATTCTTCAGGATTTAGTATAACTGTTACAGGTACTAATAATTATACTTTTAATTTAGGAAGTACACCGACAGTAACAGGAAAATTTGGAGGAGGATTTGTAACAGCAGGACCAGTTACATTAACACCATAATGGCAGGATTTACTTACACAACATTAACACAAGCTATTCAAGATTACACTGAAGTAGATAGTAATGTTTTAACTTCTACAATCACAGATCAATTTATTGAAAATTCAGAATTAAGAATATTAAGAGATGTACCTATTGATGCGTATAAAAAACAATCAATTGGTAATTTAGTTACCGGTCAAACAACAATAAACGTACCTGCAAAAACTTTATTTGTAAAAGGTGTGCAAGTTTATGATTCAACTTCTGTATCAACAGGAACTAATTCTTGGTTAGAAAAGAAAGACGAATCGTATTTACAAGAATATGCACCTGCAGAAACATCTACAGGAAAACCAAAATACTATGCTATGTTTGGTGGAGCAACTGGGATAACTGATACTACATCAGGAAGATTATTTTTAGCTCCTGCTCCAGATGATACTTATGTATTCAAAATTCATTACGAAGCTATTCCAGACGGATTATCTAGTTCTAATGCTACAACTTATATTAGCCAATACTTTGGAAATGGTTTATTATATGCATGTTTAGTAGAAGCATATGGATATTTAAAAGGTCCAATTGATATGTTGACACTATATGAAAATAAGTATAAACAGGAAGTTGAGAAGTTTGCTGCAGAGCAACTTGGTAGACGTAAAAGGGACGACTA